AGCGGTGACGGCCTTTACCGCTGCGGCAGCGGCAGTCACGGCTGCTGGTGCCGCAGTACTGTCTTTCACCAAGACTGCCGCGGACGGAGCCGTCGAGATCCAAAACTTGAGCCGCCTGGCCAATGCCTCTGCCGAGGAGTTCCAGCGGTTCGCCTATGCGGCTCGTACCGTTGGATTCGAGCAGGATAAGGTTGCCGACATCCTCAAGGATGTGAACGACCGAATCGGGGACTTCCGCGCCACGGGCGGCGGGGCGATGGCGGATTTCTTCGAGAACATCGCCCCCAAGGTCAACTTGACGGCGGATGCCTTCCGGAATCTTTCCGGCCCGCAGGCTCTCCAGCTCTACTACAACTCCCTCCAGAAGGCCGGAGCGAGCCAAGCCGACATGACCTTCTACATGGAGGCTATGGCGAACGATGCGACGGCGCTCATTCCGCTACTGCGGAATAACGGCGAAGCTCTTCGGCAGCTGGGTGACGAAGCCCAGCGGACCGGGGCAATTTTGTCCGACGTTGACCTCGCAAAGCTCGCCGAGGTGAGGAACATCTTCCTTAGGTTCTCCGCCACGCTGGAGGCAATCCGCAACCAGATCGCGATATCTGTTGCGCCGGTCGTCGCGGAGTTGGCGGATCGGTTCCAGAGCGGTGCCATCGATGCTCGCCAACTGGGCCAGTGGACGTTCGAGGCGATGCGCACTATCGCCGTGGGCGCTGCGCAAGCCATCGACGTGTTTCAGCGGCTGAACCCTGTTCTACAGTCCATGCGCGTCGCCATAGCGGCGATTGGAGTGGTGCAGGCCAACGTCGCCGCGATGATGGTCAACAATATCGGCGGCACGATCGATTTCATCACCAGCAAGGTCAACTTGCTTATCTCGGCGATCGACCAGATTCCCGGGATAGATATCGACTTCCGGATCCCGCAGACGCTGGAATCGGATTTCGTTCGAAGCGTGAACGGAGCTGCCACGCGGGCCGGCCAGGCGTTCAACGAGGCGTGGCAAGCGTTGATGAACTCGACGGATTTCGAGCTCGTCACGCCAAAGGTGCGGCAGTTTTTCGAGGATGCAAGGAACCGCGCGATTGACCTGAGCGATGCCCTCCGAGGGGTTGGGTCCTCCGGTGTGGATGGCCTCGGAAAGACCGAGAAGAAGACCGACGAGCTGAAGAAGAAGCTCGAAGACCTTCGGGCAGAGGTTGCCAAGCTGGGGATGACCCAGGACCAGGCCGAGATGTTCGATCTGCGGCAGCTGTTCGGGTCCGATCCCAGGGCGGCGGAGGCGATCGAACTGCTCGGGAAAATCCAGCTTGATCGGCAACGCCAGGTCAACGAGGAGAGGCTTGCCGAACTGGACAAGTATCTGGCGTCGGAAACCGAGCTTGAAATTCGCGCCTACCAAGACCGAATTGGCATGCTGAATGAGCTTTACGAGCAGGGGAGAATCTCGGATGAGGAGCGCCGAGCATATGAGCTCGACATTACGAGAAAACATCAAGACGCCTTGACGGACATTCTTACTCGTGCAGAGGATGAGCGGCGCGCAAAGGTTGAGAAGGCGGCACAGCTTGAAACCGCTGCACGCCGCAATGTCGTCGTTTCTGCTATTGGGTTGCTCGATCAACTCGCCGGGAAGTCTAAGGTTGCTGCACTGGCATCGATTGCTCTGAGCAAGGGGCTGGCCATTGCTGAAACAATTGCTTGGACAGAAGTTGCGGCAATGCGGGCGATGGCTGAACTCGGGGTTACCGGGGGTGGACCTGCCGCTGCGGCGGCGATCCGAGCAGCCGGGAAGATAAGCGTGGGAATTATTGCTGCAACAGGTCTCGTTCAAGCAGCAGGCGCCCTTTCCGGCGGCAGCAACCTCGCCGGCGGTGCCAGCGGTTCAGTGGGCGGTCAGTCCACCGCCCCGTCGTCGCCGGCGCCGGCCGTGCCGGTCGCACCGATAACAAACGTCTCGGTCGTTGGCGACGTCTTCGACCGTAAGACCGTAATTGGGTTGATCAAAGAGATCAACGACGCCATCGGCGATGGCGCTAGGATCAGGATCACCTAGCATGAGCGTAATCGTCGTCAGCCCCTCCCTGGTCGCCCAGTCCAATATCGTCGATGGCCGCGGATACCCTCTCAATCATGCCCGGATCGGCTATCAGACCCTCACGCGTGGCGCAGTGATCACGGTCAGCAGCGAAGATGCCATGTGGCCAGCATCCGCTTTGGGAAACGGCCTGACCTACGAACGCTGGAAGCCTGCCTCGGTACCGGCCTGGGTCCAGTTTGACGCGGGGCAGCCCGTCGAGTGTGACTACTTCGGTATCGCCGCCCATAACCTGGGAACTGTGGGAGCTTCGTTCTCCCTGCAGTACAGCACGGATGCGGTTGCGTGGTCGAACGTTGAGATCGTCCAGCCAGCCGACGATAAGCCGATGATGCTTCTGTTTGAACCCATCACGGCACGGTACTGGCGATTGAACATGACGGATCAGATAGGCTCGATTGGCGTCGTCTATATCGGTCGCGTCCTTGAGATGCAGAGGGGCTTGTATGGTGGCCACTCGCCTGGCCCGCTTTCCCGCAAGACGGACATCATGCCAACGCGATCCGAGGGCGGCCAGTTTCTCGGTCGGTCGATTATTCGCCAGGGGTATGCGACCTCCTACGAGTGGGACAACCTGACTGCACGTTGGTACCGGGATAGGTTCGACCCCTTCGTCGAGTCAGCACGTCGATACCCGTTTTTCATAGCGTGGAACCCGCTGCGGTTCCCGGATGAGGTCCTGTACGGCTGGAGCAACAACGACATCAAGCCGACGAATGAAGGGAAGATCGACCTGATGTCAGTAGGGTTCTCGATTGAGGCAATCGGATGAACGAGTTTACCGAAGGCCGGGAGCCAGTAACGATTGTCGAAATCGACCAGGATTTCTGCCAGCTCCGGTACGGGGTTGCTCCTTGTACTGCGCAAATCGGCGTGACTGGGGATGCGAAATGCTACAACACCCGACGTACGTGCCAGGATGCAGCGAACTACTCGCCTCAACCCAAGACGCTGCACTTTTGCAAACCCGGGGAGAGGATCCCGGACGAAGTTTATTGCATTCCCAGCGTGTCGTCCGTGACGACTGCACCCACGGTCATAAACCCTGGGGGAGGGGATAGCAATAAGGGGCCGCTCGGCACGAGGGCGAGTGTGCGCGTGGTGTTCACCGATCACCCGCATTCGGATCACATCGTCGATCCCTATGTGTCCGAGCGTGGATACAACCCGCTCGAACGGGGGACGTTCTGGTCGAAGTGGCTGGCCAGGAACCCGTACTACAACAACCGGGTAATCCGCATCCGGGAAGGGTACCAAGGTCAGACTTTGGCCGAGATGGTGACGCGCACGTACCTGATCGACAAGATCGACGGCCCCAATAGCCAGGGGAGGGTGACGGTTACCGCCAAGGATGTCCTGAAACTGGCGGACAACGACAAGGCCCAGGCACCGCGTCCGAGTCTCGGCGAGCTATTGCAGGACTACGCCGACGATGAGGGGATATCTGCGCTCCGCATAACGGGTGCTCCTGCATCGGAGTATCCGGCACCGGGAACAGTGCGCGTCAATGATGAATTGATGACGTACAACGCGGTTGCGACGATCAGCGATACCGAGATCCAGCTGAGCGGGATCACTCGAGCGACGGATGGATCAGAACTTGGCAGTCATGACGCTGGAGATCGTGTACAGCTGTGCCTCCGGTACACCCGGATGCGCCCGGACCAGATTGCCTATGAATGGCTGACTCAGTACGGGGATGTTCCGCCAGAGTGGATCCCACTGGCTGAATGGGAGGCGGAAGCTGATGTCTGGCTGACGGCGTTCGAGATGTCGGGACTTGTGACGGAGCCCACGGGTGTCGATGACCTGCTGTCGGAGATTACCGAACAGGCCCTGTTCTACATCTGGTGGGACGAGCGCGAACAACTGATAAAGTTGGCTGCTATCAAACCGCCGATCTTCGATAACGTACCTCAGATCGACGACGACCGAAACATCATCGAGGGAAGCGCCACGGTTGCGCAAGATCCGTCTGCCCGGGTCAGTCAAGTTTGGGTGTTTTGGGGGCAGCGGAATCCGACGGAGAAATTGGACAAGGAGTCCAACTACCGACGCTTGCGTGTCAGGGCTGATCTGGAGGCGGAGTCTGACCAGCAGTACGGCGAACAGCGCATTCGGAAGATCTTCAGTAGGTGGGTGAATACCGAGGCTCAGGCGGTCAATCTGAGCGTCCGCTTGTTGAACAGGTACCGAAACAATCCGCGAAGCCTGTCTGCGTCTCTGGACGCAAAAGATCGGGCGCTATGGACGGGCGATGTTGTCGATGTGACCCATCGGGGCGTGGTGGACTTCTATGGCCAACCGCTCCAGACACGCTACCAGATCCTGAGCGCTGAGGAATCCACGCCGGGGCATGAAGTCGAGTACCAACTCGAGGTCTACGAATACGGCTCCGATCTGCGATTCGGTCGATGGATGGAGGCTGACGCCCCGGATTACGAAGAAGCAACCCCTACAGAGCGGCTGACTGGCGCTTGGTGGGCAGATGAGAACGGAAAAGTAGGAACCAATGATGACGGATACAGGTGGGTTTGATGAGCTGGACTGATATCCCGGATTCGGTGCTGGAGCCGAACAAGCCGATAAGGTCGGTAGATGGTCTGGCGCTGCGCGACAACCCAATTGCCATAGCTAACGGCGAGCCGGGCGCGCCGAAGATCCAGAACGCGGCCTACGCTGGTGGAAGCATTACCAGCGACAAGTTCGATGTGGCAAGCATCGAAGGATGGATCTGGTTTGACCGACCGGCTGGAGGAATTGGGACTATGGGTCTCTTTTCCTACGAATCGTTCGGGGCAACTGCGATTTTGTTTGGCCAGACGGTTGCTGGTTCGACGTTGAACCCGTCTGGAGCCCAGTTCGACAATCTGGACAACATCACCGGCATATCCGGGACAGGCTTTCCGGAGTCCATCGCTGGCACGTGGAGGTGCCTCGGTATGGCTTCCTCTGGAGGCACTGGGGCAGGCGGTTCTGTGTCACTTTTCCAGAGGATCGCATGAACTACCGAAACGCTAGATACAACCATCGAGGATCCATCGACGTTGAGGTCGAACACCCCAAGTTCGGTTGGATTCCATTCACCGCAGACCCTGAGGACCCCGAGCCCCAGGGGCGACAACTCTACGAGCTACTGAAAGACGTAGCCGAACCCCTCCAAGCCGCCTCCTAAGCGGCTTTTTTTATGGGTGAAGCAAGATGTTAGACCGCTGGCAAGCCACGATTGTTGATGAGAAGGGCAATATTCGGCCCGGGGCTATCGTTCAGATCCGGAGTGAAACGACTGGCGCTATCGCTACTGTCTTCAAGGATCCAGACGGCACGGAACCCTGGCCAACGGGCTTCGTCACTGCCGACGAGAACGGTTATGTCTATTTCCATGCCCGGCCAGATTGGTACCGCCTGACGTCCTTCTCCCCTGCAATTGACTGGCGATTTGTCAATGTCGGCGCTCGGCCCGTTCAGAACACCCAGCAGACGTTTCTTACGTACGCGGACATGCAGGCGTTCACGCCGGAGGAATCGCCGTACTTTGTGCAGGTTACGAACGATCCAGACGAGGACCTAAATGGTTACTACGTCTGGGACGGCTCGGCGTGGGAGCGGTCGGGGATACAGCCGTTAAATGCGGTGGATGTTCAGCGTGCCATCGTGCAGTCAGAGGTCGGCGCAAAGGGCATCGATAGCCGCAATCTCTTCAGTCCAGCCGAGTTGGCCTTCGAGGACCGAACCCGCTTTTCCGCGTCATCTAGTCAGGCTGCCGCTACCTTTGAGCGCGAACCCACTACTGGTCGGATGAGCCTCAAGTTTGTCTCCACATTCGGCGGCACCGCTGGCCGCTCCTTCCTATGGAGTTTCCCCATCGCGGAGTTTGGGCCAGTTCGTCCGGCCAAGATCTCGGCCGCGGCTACGTGCATCGGCGTGACGGGCACGGGCGCCGCCCGCCGGCTCGAGCTGGTGCAGCTGAACGCCTCGAACACAGAAATCGTGGTCACGCCGGCCCAAGTCGAGGTTCGCCCCGACAAGCAAATCGTCAAGGTCGGGCCGGTCGCGCTCGATCCCACCACCACCACCGTCTATCTGCGCGGACTGTTCAGCGCCTACACCGTTTGGGTCAATGACATGGCGATTGCCGGCGACGTGGAAGGCGACTTTACCGACCCTGTGCCGCAGGCCGATGTGTTCCCCGATCCGAAGTGGAATGGATACAAGATCGTTACGGAGGTCGGCGCGCTGGATGTCAGCGGCGGCAACCTGGTAAAGACCTACACGGCGCCCGGCACCTCGGTCGATATCTTCGAAGAGGATGCCGTGCAGGGCCTGGCACCCGGCGCAGTGATCACCATGCTATGCCGATTCTGGGCAGACGCGGCCGCATCATCGGCGATCGGCCAGGCGATGGTGTTTCTGGACGCCGCCCGCGCGGAGATATCCCGCGTCGAGAACACCACCTCCAGCTCGGCCGACATCAACGTAATGCAGTCCGTGCGTATTCGCGGGACGGTTCCTCCCAATACGCGATACGTGCGATTCTGGGTCGGCAAGCGCGCGAACGCCACAACGGTAAAGCACCTGCCTCCCAAGGTGTATACGAATTTGCTGAACGCTCAGAAAGAGATTCTCCAGGCGTTCCCGTACATCAATTTCGACCGCACGGTCGTGGTGGCCAGCACGGGTAGCGACACCGCATACGGGTCGCGCTTCACGCCGATGAAGACGCTGCAGGCGGCCCTGCTCAATCCGCGGCTGCTGAATGGCGGCGAGATCTGGATCGCCGACAGCGCCGAGTATGCCCAGGGCACCACCAGCACCGCCATCACCAACAAGTTCGGCCCGCTGTTCATTGGTGCCTATTCTGGCGAATCGCCGCTGCTCACCTGCGGCACCAAGCTGTCGAGCATCACCAAGACGGGCGGCTACAGCAAGGTCTACCAGTGCTCGCTGGTCGCTACGCCAACTGCGGGCGGTCGCCTGTACGAGCATCTGGTGCCCGATCAGCGCACAGCCATTGCCATCAGCGACCGCTTGGCGCTACAAAAAGGTCGCGCCACCCGCAATCCCTCGTCCGCCATCAATGCCGCCGCCTCCATCGCGGACATCGACGCGGCGCCGGACGATGATCCCCGGTGGTTCTGGACGGGCGGCACGCTCTATTTCAGCATCTACGGCGGGGGCGATGCCACGGCGGCCGATATCCGCGTCCCGTTCTCGAACTCGCTGCTGATCAACTCGGTGCCGGCCGGCATGCTGCGCCTGGAGATGGCGAACCTACAGTTCCTGTATGGCCGCCTGAACCTGGCCAACTTGGCCGCGCTGAAGATGTGGGACGTGATGGCCGGCGCCTCCAACACCGGCGAGCTGCTCAGCTACGACAACTGCGGCCACATCGAGACATGGAACCTCGAGTGCTGGGGCAGCGCGAACGATGGAGCCAATGGTCATGACACTCGGGATCCGAACCGGTGTCAGTCCCAGGTGATTCACAACCACCCCTGGCTGCATGACAACATAGGCGACGGGGAGTCGGACCACGAGAACTTCTTGTCTCGCATGATCGGCGGCTTGCTAGAGTTCAACGGCAAGGCTGGCATGGTGCCTGCGAACGGCTGCCACGCAACAGCCCACGGCGTGATCGCTCGGAACAACGGACTTCTGGTACCCAACGGCGGTGGCGGCTTCGCCATCACGAATGCGGTCCTGGAGCGCGATAAGGGCATCGGTACCCAGTTCGATCTGTTCGACTGCGTGTCCATCGGCAACCCGTACAACTTCATGTGCGGTCCCGACAATATCGGCGGTGGCGGTACCGGCGGCCAGACGGACGTCAACCACCGCATGACCCTGACCAACTGCGCCAGCATCGACGCCAGCATTGCCGGCTACTTCGCCAGGGTAGGCGGCCTGATCGCGATCAACTCGACGCACATGGGCACCGGCCTGGCGAAGCAGGAAAAGGATGGCGGGGTCATCACAGTGCACACCGGCACGCTGCTGGCGGCGTGAGGTGCATATGACCGAGGAACGACAGCCCGCCCCGCAAGCCCTGAACATCCGCTTTTCAGTCCAGTGGCAATGGGTCCTGGGCTTGATGGGGGCGCTTGCCATCACGCTTATTGGCATGTGGTTCACCCTTGCCAAGCTAAGCAGTGAAGTTTCAGAGATGAAAATTTCAATCAACTCCGGCAATACGCAAGTGACGACACTAGCCGGCGAACAAGCGTTGCTTCGCTTCCGGCTGGAGAACGTCGAGGGAGAGATCCGAGCGATTAAGGGGTTGCCGGTCAGTCCCCGGAAGGAGCAAGCACGATGACCTTCGACCAAGCATTCGAGCGGCTGATCGGTCACGAGGGCGGCTACGTGAACCACCCCGACGATCCGGGCGGCGAGACGAACTGGGGCATCACCCTGCGCACCGCGCGTGAGGCCGGCTACACCGGCGACATGCGCAGCCTGACGCGCGACCAGGCCAAGGAAATCTACCGAACAGCCTATTGGGGGCGCGCCAGGGCCGACCAGTACGACGGCGCCATTGCGTTCCAGGTCTTCGACGCTGCGGTGAACCACGGGATTGGCAACGCCATCCGTTTCCTACAGCGCGCCGCGGGCGTGGCCGATGACGGTGCCGTGGGGCCTATGACGCTGGGCGCGATCAAGGCCATGCCTGTTACCGACGTACTCGCCCGCTTCAATGCCGAGCGCCTGGAGTTCTACACCAAACTGTCCACCTGGCCGACCTTCGGTAAGGGCTGGGCTCGCCGGGTCGCCGGTAACCTGCGGTACGCCGCGGAGGATGCATAGATGGATCCGATAACCGTAGCCATGGCGCTGGCTCAATTCGTGCCGTACATCACCAAGCTCTTTACGGGCTCGGACAAGGCCGCAGAGGTCGCCAAGAAGGTCGTGGATGTGGCCGAGGCGGTCACGGGAACGACGGTGCCGGAGGATGCATTGCGGGCGATCCAGGCCAATCCCGATAAGGTCCTGGAGTTCCAGCAGGCCATGGCGGCCCAGCAAGTTGATCTGGAGAAGGCATACCTCCAGGACGTGCAGAGCGCCCGCCACATGCAAGAAGTCGCCCTCGGTCAAGAGGACACCTTCAGCAAGCGGTTTGTCTACTGGTTCGCCGCAGCCTGGTCGCTGTTCGCCATGAGCTATTTCGCCGCGGTAACCTTCGTGGATATCCCGGAAGGCGGGCAGCGCGTGGCAGATACCGTTCTGGGCGTCCTGATCACCTCGGTCGTCGGTGTCATGTTCGCCTATTTCTACGGCTCGACGAAAGGAGGGGAGGCGAAGTCCGCCCTTCTGGCGACCAAGACAGCCGGTTCAGGTCGGTAGCTACACATCGCGGGGCTCCGGGGGCCAGTCCCGTACGTCAGGATAGCTGATGCCGGCAGGATCCGCCTTTAGCTTGCTCAGAGCTGGTTCCTTGCTCAATAACACCTTCAACTGGTGGCAGGCGACCAGATGGCCGCCGGCCTTCTGCCGGTATTGCTCGTTGATGATACGGACCGAGGTGTCGACCTGTTCCAGCACGCAGTGCAGGCGGTAGATTTCGAGCAGCAGGTCGCGGCACTCGGGACGGTTGATCCAGGCATCGCGCAGGGCCTGGATGCCCATTGATTCTGGTGGGGGCTTGCGGGGCATACGTCACCATATGAATACTGTATAAATTTACAGTATCACATGGCGGGAATGGGATCCGAGAGCCACAGTCACTGTGACCAAAACGTGCCCAAAGTAGGGCACAAATGCCTTAAAAACCTGTATGCTTGTACAGGACTCGGACGGTGGCTGACGTCGCAAGTCATTGATTTACAAAGACAAGTTTTTACATGGCGTTAAGGTCCTGAAGACTCGAAATCAGGCGTACGGTAACCCCGTACCGTGGGTTCGAATCCCACCCTCTCCGCCAGTCATCGCAAGAACCCCTTGATTTCATCGATCAAGGGGTTTTTTGTTGCCGCGATCAAAAACATCGTGGCTTCAGACGGATCGCTACGAACCAAACCGATACCGCCCCTGGTCATCACGCATAATCGCGCGCCGGGCGGCAATATCTTCCAGCTCGCATACAAGCTCCCGCCCATCACGCGTCCCAACCGCCGCCATAAGCTCCGCAAAAAACTTGGGCCCGCTCTCCAGCGCAGCCTCCAGGGATGCATGGCTGGGCGCCCCGAACCTCGGGGGATGCGGAACTTCATGCTCGATGGGACGTCTGGCTCCAGGCGCCAGCCACGGCAGCGTCAAGTCGAATCCGGTCTTGTCGGTCGTTCGCGAACCCTCCAGCGAAGGATCTAGTGGAACGGTCCTCAAGCCGCTCTGGACGACCAAATCCCTGCTCGCCTGAAAACGCGTCGCCAACGCCCACTCCATCTGGGCGTCGGAATAGATATCGATGTCCGGGTCGACCACGAACACATTCTTGACATTGCCCAGGCAGCCGAATGCGGCCGCGATGGCATTGCGCGCTTCGCCCGGCACGCGTTGCTGCAAGGCGATACGGACGTTGAACGATCCTCCCGCTGCGGGGGGCGCGTAGACCGCCCGCACTTCGCGCACGGCGGATTCGAGCGCTTTCCAGACCAGGACCTCCGTGCGCAGGGAGCAAAGCTGCGCCGTATCCGTGCAGTGCATGCTCGGCCCGCCGATGGAGGCGGTTTGGAAGATGGCGTCCCGGCGGTGGGTGATCGCGGTCAAGTGGAAGAGCGGATTGCGTTTTACCGCTCCGTAGTAGCCGAGGAACTCGCCGAAAGGACCTTCGGGTTCCACATGTCCACGCTCGTCGAAATAGCCTTCGAGGATGAACTGGGCATCGGCGGGCACCATCAGATCGTTGGTCACGCACTTGACGACGCCCAAAGGCTGGGCCCGCAAAGCCGCGATCAGCGCCAGCTCGTCGCCGGGGAAGCGAAGCGTGGCGGCGAGTTGATCGATGGGATGGCTGCCGATGGCGAACGCCACCGGCGTGCGCTCGCCGCGTTCCGCGCGTGCCATGTAGATGGCGCGCAAATCGGAAGGCGCGACCAGATCCACGCCCGCCGACCGGCGGCCGCGCAGCATGAGGCGGCGCATGCCCACGTTCGTATGCCCGGCGGAGGGATCGTGGACGAAGTCCACCGACGCCGATATGTACGGCGCGCCGTCGAACTCGTGCTGCAGATGCACCGGCAGGGCGGTCAAGTCGCATTCGTCGCCGGTCAGCACGACCTCCTGCACCGGGGCGTGCGCGCGCGGCACTTCCACCAGCTCGCCCGGCTTGCGCAGCCGCGCGAGCACCTCGGACAACACCTTGTCCGCGGTGGTACCGAAGGCGGCGGCCAGGCGGGCCCGGCTGCCCGCGACGTTGCCGCACAAGGGGAAGCCGCTGCCTTCGAGGTTCTCGAACCATGCCGCGCGCGGATTGCCGTCCAGGCGGGCGGCGACATCGGCAAGCGCGACGGGCGCGGCATGCCGTTCAAGCTCGTCGCCGGACAACGACGCAAGAAAGGTACGCAGGCCGAATCGTTGTAGATCGGGGCGGCTCTCTGAGCGGGAAACGGGCGCGTTCATATTTCTCCTCCTTGGCGCGATGAATATTTGTAAATTTACTTTATATAAAATATGCTTATATTAATCTCGGCAACAGAGAAACGCCACGACCATCCGCAGATGGCAGCGCAACCGCGGCGCGTATGAAGCGCCCGCTTTGCCCCTAGGAGGAGACGACATGAAGACACGCTTTGGAACAAGAGCCAGGATCTGGCTGGCCCTGGCTGCCGCGGTACTGGCGCCGGCTGCTGCGTCCGCCCAGGACCAGGCCGGCCGGTATCCGGACCGCATGATCAAGCTCATCGTGCCCTATACGCCCGGCGGCCTGGTGGACACGTTCAGCCGTGCCCTGGCCGAAGACATG